GAAGAATAGTTATATTTGTATTCGGGTTCGCCTTCCACATTATAGAACCTTAAACGAGTTATTAACCCTTGTAATGAAATCGAAGTGGAAGCCGATGGAGTTGCAGGGGTTTTTTATTGATTAAATTTTAGACCAATGGCTAAAGAAAAAAATGGTTTTGTATTGTATTGCGACATTATACATACTGCCGAAAAACTAACCGATGAACAAGCGGGTAAATTGTTTAAGCATATTTTAAGGTATGTTAATGACCAAAACCCCGAATGCGATTTTGTAACCGAAATAGCTTTTGAGCCAATTAAGCAAACGCTTAAAAGGGACTTAGTGAAATACGAAAACAAGCGAGCGCAAAATAAAGCAAACGCAGAAAAGCGATGGAATGCGAACGCATCCGAACGCATACAAACCGATGCGAAAGATGCCGTAAGAGTAAGAGATAGTGTAAGAGTAAGAGATATAAATAATACTATACCCTCTTGCGAGGAATTTATAGCTTATGCAGTTAGTAACGTTTCGGATATAAACACGGAGGAAGTTCGATTAAAGTACGAATCGTGGAAGGTAAATAATTGGTGTACGAATGTTAAAGGCAAAGAGAAACCAATTAAAAATTGGAAATCAACGCTTTTAAATACTTTACCCTACCTTAGCAGAACCAAACCCGAAGAATTATCTTTGGAACAATTGCAGTATAACCACGTACAAAAGATGTTAAATTACAAAGACACTAAAGATTATTCAAATGCTGACTAAACAAGGGGACACGATACAATACTTACTTGACTTAAAAGCGGGCAAAATAAAAGCAGGATTAGGCATTGATTGCGTATTGGATAACTTTTTAAGATTCAAACGCAAGCAAGTAAATATAATTTTGGGACACGATAACGTCGGTAAAACTTATATGATAAATTGGTATTTCCTTTGCCTCGCATTAAAACACGGATTAAAGTTCTGTTTGTGGAGCGGTGAAAATCAAAAGGGACAAATTTTAAGAGATTTAATACAGATGTATGCGGGCGAACCATTCAAGAACCTAACCAATAACCAAATACAAAGTTACCTTACCTACATTGAGCAATTTTTTATTTTCGTGGATAATAGTAAACTTTACAAGCCTTTGGAACTTTTGGAGGTGTTTAAGGAAAGCGAATGCGATGTAGCTTTAATTGACCCGTTTACGGGACTTGACCGCGAAATGACATACGAAGGTAACTATACTTTTATGAATAAGGCGCGGGAGTTTGTAAATCAAACGGGCATAACACTTTACATTAACACGCATCCAAACACGGAAAGCGGGCGAAGCGGAAACCTTTACACGGAAGGCGAATGGAAAGGACATCTTAAACCCCCATTAAAAGACCATATTGAAGGAGGTAAGGCTTTTCTAAATAGATGCGACGATATGTTAGTAATACATAGGCTAATAAAACACGAACAAATGAAATATAAAACAATGATTAGTATCGAAAAAGTAAAGGACACGGAAACGGGAGGAAAAATAACGGGAATCGGAGAGCAACTTTTATGCGATTGGAATAGCGGTTTAGGATTCGAACTTTACGGAGTTAATCCATTAAGAGATATGCGAAACCCAAAGAAATCAAATTTACCTTTTTAAGATGGACGATTTAACGATATTAAAAGCGAAGGTATTAACCACATACACCGCAACAAAAGTACAAAGCAGTTTGGACGAAATAAAAGAGAAAAACGGACACCGAACCGATTTAATCGAATCAATGGAAGCCACGTTGTTAGACCTTAACGAAATACGGAGAATAATTGACGGCTTAGAAAAAGAACTAAGGTTTGCGAATTCATCCGCATTTAGGTTAGAACGGTTATGCTTAGAATTAAAAGCCGAAAATAAAGAACTGAAAAACGAAATAAAAGCGTTAACCACGGAGTTATAAAATAAACTGAAAACTTTAACCTTTGAGTTATGAAATGTAAAAACTGCAAAGCCGTATTTACGCCCGTTAGATTTAATCAAAAATTTTGTTTGGAATCCGACTGCGTAAAGGTATGGATAGAATCGGAAAAGGAAAAGCAATGGAAGAAAAAAAAGAAGGTATTAAAAGACGAACTGCAAACATTACCCGAACTGCTTAAATTGGCTCAAATAACGTTTAATAAGTACATTCGACTAAGGGACAAGAATAAACCTTGCGTAAGTTGCGAAAAGCCGTTAGGAGCAAAATTTGACGCGGGGCATTACTTCAGCATGGGAGGGCATAAAGCAGTAACGTTTGACGAAGAAAATGTACACGGACAATGTGTTACTTGTAACCAACACAAGCACGGAAATATACTTTATTATCAAATAGGAATCCAAAAAAGAATAGGAGCAGATAGGCTTATAGAATTACATGCCCGCGCATATGAAAACAAGAAATGGACACGGGAGGAACTAAACGAAATAATTAAACGCTATAAATCTAAAATCAATGCTGGAATTTAATACAACAAGCAACCAAATAGAACGGGCAAAAGAATTGTACCAGTTTCAAATTTTAAATAATTCAATCAGTAAAGGAAAGGGAAATATAATTGGGGCATTGGGTGAAATAATCGTTTTTGATTATTACACAAAAAAAGGAGTTGAAATAATACACGCTCAAAACTACGATTACGATTTTTTAATTAATGGGTTTCGTGTTGAATGTAAAACGTTAGCATCTAATTTTGCTCCGGATTTAAATTATAATTGCCATTTATCAGCATTTAACGATAGCCAAAAATGCGAGTATTATTGTTTTTTGCAAGCATTAAATGATTATTCGAAAGTATGGATAAAGGGAATGATTCGAAAAGAACAATTTAACCAGTTAAAAACATTGAAAAGAAAGGGAGAATTAGACGGTAATTTTACATTTCGCGAAAATACTTGGATTATTAAAAACCATCAACTTACTAAAATTTAACATTTTTTAACAAATTAATTATATCGGAGTATTGCTAATTCAATTATTAGTATTACATTTGTGTATAATTAAAAACGAAAACGCTATGAAAACAACTAAAGATTATATCAAAAAAAATGCGCCTATTACTTGGGCGGTTATTACTAACAAAGGCATTGTTATGGAATGCGATTTCCTTAATAAAAATGATGCGGAGGATTTTAAAAATAATGCCTATAACGGCTATTATAAAGAATGCAAAGTAATATGTATTGAAAAAAGAAACACAACACGAATTGAAACTATCTATATCTAATAACAAAACAAGGGGTGCGACTTGGTTAACGCACGTTTTAATTTATACGCTATGAAACATTTATTCAAATCGTTGGCAGCCTTCCAACAAGAAGTACCCGTAATTCACAAGGGTACGCAAGGCTTCGGGTATTCTTACGCAGATTTACCAGCTATTTTTGAAAAGATTAACCCGCTACTAAAAAAACACGGATTAGGCTTTACTCAATTGCTTAATTCTAAAGATGGGGAAAACTATTTAGTTACCGTTCTTTTCCACGTAGAAACGGGGGAATCAATCGAAAGCACTACATTAATACCACAAGTTGAACTTAAAAATATGAATTTATACCAATCATTTGGGGCGGGATGTAGTTATTTTCGTCGTTACTGCCTTAGTTCAATTTGTGGTTTGGTTACGGACAAAGATACGGACGCAAGTGGCGAACAAGTTAAACCCGAACCAAAAAAACCAAACATTGATAACAAGAGGTTAGGCAAGGCAATCGAAAGCATTGCAGCGGGTAAATACACTAAAGAATTATTGTTAAGTGCTTTTCAGTTAAATGAGGCGCAAATGAAATTATTAGAAACTATTTGAAGGTCTAATTTAATTAATTTGTTATGAAAGTAAGATGCTCACAAATAGGAAAGATAATGGCAACCCCCCGTAAATCGGGGGAGGTGCTATCGGAAACGGCTAAAACCTACGTTCACGATTTAGTATTGGAAGAAAAATACGGAATCAAAAAAGAGTTTAGTTCACGTTACACGGATAAAGGTAACGAGGTAGAAGAAATCGGAATAGCATTAGTAAACGAGGTGTTAAACTATAAATTCATTTATAAGAATTACGAGTTTTTCGAAAACGATTGGGTTAAAGGAACACCCGATGTAAACACGGACGAAGTCTTATTAGACGTTAAATGCTCTTGGGACGCTACAACGTTTCCGTTTTTTGATACAGAAGTACCTAATAAGGATTATTTTTTTCAGCTTCAAGGGTATATGTGGCTAACGGGAAAACAAGAAAGCATTTTAGCCTATTGCCTAATCAATACACCTTTTCAAATGGTAGAAGACGAAATAAGGAGGGCGCATTGGAAATTTAACCTAATCGAGGAAAACACGGAACTACGTAAAGAGGTAGAATCTAAACACGTTTTCGACCATATCCCCGAACATAAAAGGGTAAAGTATTGGTTTATCCGAAGGGATGAAGCCGTAATTGAAAAGATAAAAGAACGCGTAGAACTATGCCGTGAATACTATAATTTATTAATGAAAACGATATGAGCCAAAAACGAAATATGCCTACTAAAAAATCTATTTTGCAACATTGGGAAAATAAGTATCAAATGGAGTTATATGATAATGTTTGTTGGGGTTGCGCTTTTACATCCGTTCTTTATAGATGTCATTTATTAGCTAAATGCAAAGGGGGAAAAGAAGATTTAGATAACTTAGTTTTGCTTTGTTCTTTTTGTCATAACATACAAGAAGAGCATTTTAGCGATAACAAAAAATTGTCTAATGAATTTAAGCAAAGAATTATTGATTATCCGCCTTTTTTTAAGGTTAGATGGAATTATTTTGATTCGTTAATAAAACACGGAATAATTGATTTAAGTAAATATAAATTATCAATATGAACATAACACACGAAAACACGATTCAACACGAAGACACCGTACTAATAGCGGTAATGACAAAATACTACGAACGAAGTAAAAAAGGCTTAAGAAAATACGGAACGAATTTAGACCGAAAAGACGTTGATTTATTAGGGTGGTTAAACCATTTGCAAGATGAACTTATGGACGCAACGTTGTATATTGAGAAATTAAAGAAAGAGCTATGAAACAATGGTTAGCATAACAAATGATAGTGCCTTAAGATGCACTATTTAATTTAAGTGAATAAGAAAAACCAATGGATGTAAAATATAGTGCTATTTACTGCACGAATAAATGAAAATAATATGAAAGCAAAACTAACCTTTAACTTACCCGAAGACGAACACGAATTTTACTGCGCAACAAAAGGCAAAGATATGTTTGTAGTTCTTTGGGAACTTCAACAAGAAATGCGTAAGTTATACAAATACGAAGAACTAAACGAAGACGAATGGAAAATAGTCGAACGGCTACGCGACTTCTTAAACGATAGCCTAAACGAAAACGAAATAAACTTAAATAAATAAAAAATGGAAACAAAAAACAACACGGGAGCGATTTTTAAGAACGACAAAAAACAAGGTAATCAACCCGACTACCGAGGAAAAGTAAACGTAAACGGCAAAGAAATGGAAATAGCTTTATGGCTAAAGGAATCCAGTAAAGGCACTAAATATTTTTCGTGTTCATTTAGCGAACCCAGAACAAACGAAGCGCCAAAACAAATAAACACGCAAATAATTGAAAACGACGATTTACCCTTTTAATTATGTTTATAGATGACAATTCATTACGTAAGGAGTTGAAAACGATTCTTCTTACAAAAACACGAAACCAAGTTGTAAAGGAAATTAAATCCAAAGGGTTAAAAATGCATCAGTACACAATAGACCGCTTTTTGTCGGGAGCATTGGTAAGCATTAAAACGCTTCGAACCTTAGACGAATACGTTTACCGACAACAAAAAGGATTCAAATAAGTTTAATTAAAATATAAACATTATATTTGATGGCAATCTAAACAAATGAATTGGATTACTCAAATCGCAAAAGAGCATAAAGAATGGGTTAGAATCACCAAAATGTTTGGTGGAAACTTATTTGCGGAGGATATAGTACAAGAGGTTTATATTAGGTTAATGAAATATTCCAGCGAAAATTTATGCATAATTGACGGCAAAGTAAACAAGCCTTATATTTATTTTGTTTTGAGAAATACGTTTTTATTAATGCAAAAAGGCAACCGCCCCGAATTTATTGATTTAACAAATTTGCATAACATACGCGAAGACGAATCCAATTTAAATAATTACATTGAATTAGAAAACGCAATTGAAAAAGAGGTATCTAACTGGCATTGGTATGACCAAAAATTATGGTCAATTTACCGCGACGAAAAAATGTCAATTCGTAAGATAAGCGAGAAAACAAAAATTAGCTCTAAAAGTATTTTTACCTCTTTGAAAAGTTGCAAAACACGGATTAAAAAGGCAACATTAAACGAATGGAATAATTATAAAAACAATGAATAAACGAGTAAAGAAAAAAGAACCTATTCAATTAGGCGATGCCGTCGAAAAAGTAACGAAGGCAACCGGAATAAAAGCAATTGTTAAACATTTAGTTGGTGAAGATTGCGGATGCGATGAACGTAAAGAGGCGTTAAACGAATGGGGCGCAAAGATAACCAGCAAAATAAGCAACCTATTCAAACGAAACACGAACCCGCTAACGGAAGACGAATACGATTATTTACATAACTACTTTACCAGCGGTCAACGTATGGTAAGACCAAGCGAACAATTACGCTTACTGGAAATAAACAACCGTGTTTTTAATCAAAAATTACAATATACAACGTGCGGTTCGTGCGTTATAGAAATGGTGAATCAGTTAAAAATTGTATATAATGCCTATTCCACAACCAAACAAGACGGAGAATAAACAAGAATTCGTAATTCGTTGTATGTCTAATGACACAATGATTAAAGAATTTCCAAAACAAGACCAACGTTTGGCGGTTTGTTCGTCTACATTTGAAGAATCTAAACTATCAAAACACGAAAAAAATGGGAAGACCAAATAAAATACATTCACCCGAACACCTTTGGGAACTATTTACGGAGTACAAAAGACACGTAAAAAATAATCCTATTCTAAAACATACTTTCGTTGGTAAAGAAGGTAGGAGCGAATATAGCGAATTAGAACGCCCGCTAACAATAGAAGGTTTCGAATGTTACTGCGCGGATTTAGGCGTTATAGGCGATTTAAGCCATTATTTTGCGAATACGAACGGAAGATACAAACGCTTTTTAACTATCGTTACGCGTATACGCAAAGAGGTTCGAAATGACCAAATAGGCGGGGGTATGGCGGGAATCTATAACCCAAGCATTACGGCACGTCTAAACAACTTAGTAGAAAAGAAAGAAATTACCAACGTAGAACAACCATTATTCCCCGATGTTTCGGAAGACAACAGCGATTCGCAAGATACTGAATCTTAAAAAAAGAATTAAGATTATTCAAGGCGGTACGAGCGCGGGTAAGACGTTCGGAATAATTCCCGTTTTAATCGACAAAGCCGCACGTCACGAAGGTTTGGAAATATCAATAGTCGCGGAAACGATTCCCCATTTACGAAGGGGTGCGTTAAAGGATTTCCTAAAAATAATGAAATGGACGGGACGTTTTTTCGAAGATAGGTTTAACAAATCTTTACTGCGTTACGAGTTCGCCAATGGAAGCGTTATTGAATTCTTTTCCGCGGACGATTCCAGTAAACTACGTGGTGCAAGGCGCGACATTCTTTATATCAATGAGTGTAATAACGTTACCTTTGATTCTTACAACGAACTTGCTATTCGAACACGAAAAGAGGTTTATTTAGATTTTAACCCCGCCAACGAATTTTGGGTGCATACGGAATTAAAGGATGAACCGGATTCCGACTTTTTAATTCTTACCTACAAAGATAACGAAGCGTTAGACCAATCAATTATAGACCAAATCGAAAAGAACAAAGAGAAAGCGAAGACGTCAAGTTATTGGGCAAATTGGTGGAAGGTATACGGCGAAGGTCAATTAGGAATGTTAGAGGGGGTTGTATTTTCAAACTGGAAACAAATTGACACGATACCCAGCGAGGCAAAGTTACTTGGAATCGGTTTGGACTTTGGATATACCAATGACCCGACTGCAATAATAGAAATATACAATTACAACGGGCAACGAATAGTTAACGAGTTGGTGTACCAAACGGGGTTATTAAATAGCGAAATAGCCAAGTTACTACCAAAACACGTACCCGTTTACGCGGATAGTTCCGAACCAAAATCCATTGACGAAATTAAACGCTTTGGGGTAATAATTAAAGGAGTAACCAAAGGTAAGGATTCGATTAACTACGGAATAGACGTTATCCAACGCAACGAATACTTAGTAACTGCGAATAGCGGTAATTTAATCAAAGAATTACGCTCGTACATTTGGGACACGGACAAACAAGGCAAGCGACTAAACAAACCAATCGATTTTAATAATCACGCTATCGATGCATTTAGGTATCACGAAATGGAAACGTTAGGCATAGGAGCGCAATACGGAGTTTATGCAATACGGTAAAACGGACGATATGTTAGTAATGATTCGAGTAATCGAGGAATACATTTACGAACGTAAGGGGGTAAGGGTGCAAATAGTTTTTAACAACCTTGCAAGGTTTGCAGTTCATTTTGATATGCTTTTAAAGGCTTACCATTTTGTTTTGGAATACAAAAAGACGAATAAATAGTTTAATAGATATGCAGTTAGAATTAACATTACCAAGTTCAATTAGCGAAATACCCTTAGTGAACTACCAAAAATTCTTAAAGGTTCAAGAAAATTCCAATGACGAAGAATTTATAGTTCAAAAAATGATTGAGATATTTTGCGGAATCCAGTTAAAGGATGTGGTAAAAATAAAGTACACGGAGTTACAAGGCTTGTTAGAACATTTCCAAAAAATATTTAGCGTAAAGCCAAATTTTTACCAAACGTGGAAATATAAGGAAATGGAGTTTGGATTCATTCCTAACCTTGAAAATATAACGTGGGGCGAATATATCGATTTAGAACACCATTTAAACAATTGGGACGATTACCACAAAGCAATGGCGGTTATGTATCGACCAATTATTAAACGGGAAAAAGAACGTTACCAAATTGCGCCATATACGGCAAGCGAAGAATTTCACGAGTTTATGAAATTTATTCCAATGGAAATAGCGATATCAGCGCGGGTTTTTTTTTACAATTTAGGAGCAGAATTGTTAAGGAGTACAAGCAATTATTTGGAGACGATGAAAATGATGAATCGCAAAGAGCGCCGAGTTTTAATGAAAGGGAGCAATTTAATAAACAATGGGGGTGGTATTCAAGTATTTACGCAGTTGCTCACGGAGATGTCAGACGATTTGATGAAATTACAAACTTACAACTACATCAATGTCTTACTTTCCTCACCTTTGAAAAGCAAAAAAACGAAATCGAAGAAATCGAATTTAAAAGAAATATGAAAAAATGAAAGGATATTACGAATTAATCAAAGAATTAAAAAACCATTTTGACAATGACCCGTTGGTGAACACGGTAACGAACGGTGATATTTTCGACGTGGATATTGCCAAACAAACCATTTTCCCGCTGGTGCATACAATGGTAACGCAAGCGCAGTTTGAAAGCAACATCCAACGATTTACGTTAACTATTTTTGCGATGGATATAACCGATAACGTAAAGGAGGAAGATAATACCAAGTGGGAAACGAGAGATAATACCAACGATGCGTTAAATTCTACGTTGCAAATTTTAAATAGGTGTTTTAAAATGCTCAAAAGCGGAAACCTTTACAACCTTAATTTTGTTGTTGAAGACGTACCAACGTGCGAACCATTTACCGAGCGATTCGAAAATAATTTAGTTGGTTGGGCGATGACCTTAAACATAATTTGCCCCAATGAAATGACGCGTTGTTAATGAATGAACAAGAAACATATAAGCATTTACAAAAATTCCGCGATAAAGTAATTAAGGAGGCGCGAAAAAACTTAGCGCAAAAAGGTAAAAACGCATCTGGAAAACTTTCCGATTCAATCGATATAGAAGTTAAAGCAATGCCCAATTCAATAGGCATTTACTTTGATATGGAAGAATACGGAATTTACCAAGACAAAGGAGTAAGCGGTGTAAAGCAAAAATACAACACCCCATTTAGTTATAAAACTAAAATGCCCCCTCCGAGTAAATTAGATAAATGGATAGTTAGAAGGGGAATAGCGCCACGAATCAAAGGTAAATTTACGGGACGTAGTATTAAATCGGTAGGGTTTGCGAAATCAATTCAATTCCTAATTGCTCGCAGTATTTATATTAAGGGTATTGAGCCGAGTTTGTTTTTTACGAAAGCGGTTGAGACGGCATACAAAACGTTACCAGATGAGTTAATAGAAAAGTACGGATTAGATGCGGAAAAAATTACGTTGGACGCATTGGATGAAATAATAAAAAAATATGGCAATAAACGCACGTAGTCCACACATAGTTTTAGTGGATAACGCTTTACAAACTGGTTCCAAAATCGAAATAGATTTATGGTATTACACGGGTACGCAACCAACAACACCAACGTACACGTTAAGCAAGTTAATACCGAGTTCAACAAATACGAAAACGTATTATAATATTAGCGCATATATCCGTGAATTCTTAACGCATAAATTCAACGGAATTAATTATATGACAAATCAGTTTTTAACCTCGGAAGACGAATACGTAAACATTCAATATCGTACATATAATTTTATTGGTGGGGTTTATGTTTTAGACCAAACGGTAACGGATATGGCTTATGATGGTTACGGGTTATACGAAGAGGGGGTAAATATAGATAGGGGTAATGTATTACTTGGTAATGGTACATCTCATTATTATTGGGACGATAGCGCAAATAATCCAAATGCAAACCCAGCGCATCGAGCGGGAATAGTAACGGCAAAAGTAAAAAGGAGTTGGTATTATGTACATACGCCGTTTGGAGGAGGTACACCCGTTACCTATGCATTTACCGCTGATGGGGTTTTTGATATTAAACGTGTTCACGAAGGGAATTACGCAACTGGAAACACATTACAAATATTTAATAATTTAAATGTTTTGCAATGGACGGGTTATTTTTACCCGAAAACGGAATGCCGTTATGAACCAATGACTATTGATTTTATAAATAAATTTGGCGGTTGGCAACGTGAATTTTTCTTTAAAGCATCTCAAGAATTATTAGATGTAAATTCGTCAACATATAATTTAATGCCGTCTCAATTATTACCTACGCTTGTAAGCGAGGGACAAAGGCACGTAATGAATAGCAACGGAACACGTCGATATTTAATTAATACGGGTTGGGTTGATGAATCTTATAATGAAACGATACAAGAATTATTATTAAGTGAGCGCGTTATTTGGCAAAACGGAGTTCAAAGAATACCCGTCAAGGTAAATACTAAATCGATTAATAAGTTTAAGAACATCAACCAAAAGACGATTAATTACCAAATCGAAATAGAATTAGCGTTTGACGTAATACATAGCGTAATTTAATGAAACGAGACGTAAAGGTATTTATTGAGGGAATCGAATTAGATTTATTCGAAGACGAACAAGTTCAAATAAGTTCGAGCGTTCAAGATGTGTATGATATTAACAAAACGAAAACGGAAATATCGCAATCATTTACCGTACCAGCAACCCCACGAAATAACCAAGTTTTCCAGCATTTTTACGAAACGGATGTTGATGCAACAATTGACCATAACATACGACGCGATGGTTATATTGAAATAGATTTAACAACCTATAAAAGCGGAAAAATTCAACTTGAAAAATCAGTTGTTGAAAAGGGTAAAGCAAAGAGTTATACCATTACCTTTTACGGAAAATTGGTAACGTTAAAAGATTTATTTGGCGAAGATAAATTATCTGATTTGGATTATAGTACATTATCGCATACGTATAATTGGGCGCAAGTTTTTGGTAGAATTAACGGAACTATTTTGAGCGAAGTTCAATACCCTTTAATTACATCAAATCGGATTTGGGAATACGGAGGCACGCAACCAACAATAACCAATCCAAACTATTTAACCGCAACCACAACCAACAATAATATACATACCGCAGCGGGAGCGATAAACGTATTACGTGAATTATTCCCAGCGATAACGCTAAATAAACTTATTAACCTAATCGAGTTAAAATATAACGTTATATTTAATAGTTCGTTTTTTTCTACGGAAGAATTTAGAAACGTTTATTTGTGGTTTAAAAATCGCGACGTTCCAAACGTAACTACCGATGCAAATTTTATTGATTTAGACGCGCAAATATTTAGCAGTATTTACACGTTTGACCCAACGCCGTTTGTGGATATTTCAAGTAATACCGTAAATGTTCAATACCAAGTAACAACGGCAACCAATTTTACCATTACTTTACATCGTGTTTTATTGGATGTTATTTTTGTGAGTAGTACCACAACGCAATATTACGTTGATGTATACGTAAATGGTGTTTTAACTGCGACGCATACGGGTATTAACGGAACAATTAACGGTTCAACCACATATGGTTTAATGTACGCGGCAACAAACGTTGCGGGGTTAAATGATGCCGTACAATTAAAGGTGCGAGCGGATGAAGGGTTAACGATTGATTTTAATTTGATTTATCAAATTTGGGACACCGAACCGATATTAGGAACTTATATAAATAGTGTTACGTATAGTTGTTCCACGCAAAATTTAATTAGCAATATCAACCTTTCGAATTTCGCTCCGGATATGAAAGTAGTTGATTTTATGAGCGGAATTTTAAAGGAGTTTAATTTAGCAGTTGAAAATACTGGTGAAAACGAATATACAATAGAACCCCTTTTAAATTGGTATACGCAAGGTAGAATTTACGATATTACACGCTTTACGGATGTTGATTCAATCGAGGTTGCAAAAGTTCCGCTATACAAAAAAATAAGTTTCAAATACGAAACGAGCGAAAGTGTACTAAATAAATATTATTTCCAATCGTATAAAAAAGAATACGGAAACACGGAGCATATTTATTCTTACGATGGCGCGGAATATAGCGTACAAGTTCCGTTCGAAAACTTAATGTTTAACCATTTTTTTCATAGCGGTACACCAAGCGGTTTGCAAGTTGGTTACGCGTTAAATTCAAGTTTATCGCCATACATACCAAAACCCGTTTTACTTTACAGATATGGAAACGTAACTGGATTACCGCACGATATACATTTTAAAGACGCAATTGGGAATAATGCGAATATAGATAATTACGTAATGTTTGGTCAAGATTATACCAATAGTACAACGGGCGTTCAGTATAGTTTAAATTTTGCGCCCGAAACCAGTACGTACCATTTAGTTGCTATTCAACAAAGCATTTTCGCAACGTATTATTTTCAATATCTTTATAACTTATATAACCTAAAGAACCGAATTACCACCGTAAAAACGGTGTTACCGATTTCCATATTAACCAAAATACGTTTATGCGATAGGGTAATAATACGAGACAAAAGATTTATTATTAATGATATGCAAATAAATCTAACAACGGGAGAAGCAACGTTAAGGTTATTAAATGATTTTATGCCTATTGACCCCGAAAGTTTAATACCGCCTCCGAGCGAAGACGATATAATATTAGAATAATATGATACTAAAACAAATAATTAAATTGTTATCCGCTGGCGAACATTTAGGACAAAGCGAGATAATAGAAATCGCAAAAGGTAAATTTGAAATCAAACCTACATTGAAGGGGGCGTACAAACAAAAGGTTAGAGAGTTATATATAAAAAAGGCAAATGGCGGAAAAACGGGTAATTGAACTTGAGGTTAAAGATAACACGCAAAGTTTAAAGGCGCAGTTAAGGGAGGCACAATCCGAAGTTCAAAAATTAGCCGATAAATACGGCGCAACATCAAAAGAAGCAGTTGAAGCGGCAAAACGCGCAGCGGACATAAAAGATAGAATCGGAGACGCGAAAGCTTTAACGGATGCATTCAACCCCGACGCAAAATTTAAAGCATTAAGCGCATCGTTAAGTGGTGTTGCTGGTGGATTTAGTGCGGTAACGGGAGCAATGGGTTTACTTGGGGTGGAATCTCAAGACGTTCAACAAATGATGCTGAGAGTGCAAAGCGCAATGGCGTTAAGTCAAGGTTTGCAATCGTTAGGAGAGGCAAAAGATTCATTTAAACAATTGGGAGCAGTTGTTAATTCAGCTTTTGCGGGAATGACAAGCGCGGGCAAAGCCTTCGCAATTACTGGAATTGGGTTAGCAATTACCGCCGTTGGTGTTTTGGTAACTGCGTTTGGTAATTTTGGAAAAAAGGAAGTTGAAACATACGAACAATGGCGCGAGAAACAAGACAAGGTAAACGAAGCAACGCAAAAGCATTTAGATTTACAATTTAAGCAATTAGAAAATGCCCGAAAAAATGTAGACAAATTAACGGAGCAATACGATAGAGAAATAGCATTAGCGAGAGCGCGAGGTAATTCGGATTTAGCAGAAATAAAAACTAAAGAAAAACTAAATACAATTATCAAAACCGAACAAGAAAACCGCAAACAATATGATGAGGCAGTAAAAAAAGCACGCGCGGAATTAAACCAACAAATTGGTTTTTCAATGCAACTTGAAAAACATTTAGCGGAATATGCGGAAAAAAGCCGTTTGGATGATGAATACAAGGGGCGCGCACGTGCGATATATAATGTTGGTTTAAAAGGCGAAATAACAATAAACCAAAAAGCATTAGAACAAGCGCAAATGGTTTTAAGTTATAAAAGTGCGGTTGGGAAAATTGAAAAGAAAAATTTAGAAAACGCAAAAAGACAAATTGCGGATTATGAGCATCAAACTAAACTAATTGAAAATTTAAAAAAATTAGGTGCGGAAAGAAATGTTATAGACAAAAGTA